AAGGAAAAGGACAGAATGCTTGGCCTGATGCTAAAGTATATGGTGTTCAGATTGGACACAACACAACAGAGGATGAGATGGGTAGAGCAGAAACATTTCGTTCTAAGTATAAATTTCAACAAGAGTGTAAGAAAGATGAAAGACCACCGTTTCCAAGTTCGTTAACTTACGATAGTAAGGCTTGGACTTTTATCAAAGAACATGCAAGTAAAGGAGCGTTGTTTTGGAATGTCGGAAAATAAATTTATAAAAAGAATATTAGTTTGGCCTAATATAACATTCTATAAAGATTTAACTCAAGATTCATTTGTACAAACTATACATAGAATGATTGTGGAACTAAAAAAGATACGTGATGATATTCATTGGGATTTAATATTACCAGATAAACCAGAAGTTGTTTATATATTTAATTATGAAAATGTTAAAGTTCACAGAATACCTTGGCCATCTTTTATACAGAGTACACGAGGTCATTTTGATACTTTTGTAATAGATAAAATAACAGAACATGGTAATTGGAATTTTGAAGATGTTGATTTAATATTTAGTCACTTACCAGAATCTACATGGAATCTTGTAAATCATTTGGGTAATAGATGGCATCACATACCACCTATATTAACATATTCACATTGGTTTGATTTTTCAACAATTTGTAATTGGAAATATCCAGCTTTTATGAGAGAATGTGAAGGTGTATCTTTATCAGAAAAATGTTATGTAAATACAGAGTCTCAAAAACAATTAGTATTAAGTGAAGCTAAAGAATATTTTAGTGAGCAATTTGTAGAAGATAAATTAAATTCTAAAATAGAACCATTTCATTTACCAGTATTAGATAATGAAGTTCAAAATGATATAAATACAAATACAGAAAAAATAATTGTATTTAATCATCGAACAAAAATTTATAAAGATTTCAATAACATAGTAAACAAAGTTTTAGATCCTTTATGGGAAAAAAGAAAAGACTTCAAAGTATGGATACCTTTATTTGATATACAAACAATTAGTAATTCATGGAAACATAGAGATTATATAGATAATACAAAATATGATAAAAAAGGATATTACAAACAATTAAAAAAATGTAGAGTTGGTATATCACCTAAACAAAAATATGCTGGATGGTCTGTAGCAACAACAGATGGTATGATGAATGGTTGTCCATTTATAATGTATGATGCTGACTATTATAAAGAGTTATATCCTAATGGAGATTTCTTTGGTGACTATGATTCAGCTGTTACACTATTAGAAAAATACTTAGATGACGAATCATATAGAAATGAAGAGGCAAAAAAATCTTTAGAATATGTAAAAAATAGCTTGACTTGGGGTGTAAAAAGTAGTAAATTAAGTCACGATATTACAAACATAATTAACAATACAAAAAGTTATGATACTAATAAAAAAGGTTATATCAAATTGGTAGAAGATATAAAAAATAAAACAATGACAAAAAAAGAAGTCATCTCAGGTAGATGGGGTTCTTCGATTAAATTTACACCATATCGTAAAGCGTTAATGGATGATGAAAGAATTAGTTATTACAAAAACAAAGAAAATTGGGTGTATGAGTATAAAGGGAAAAAATAATTGTATTTTAAAAAGTTTCATTATACTTATATAAACGATATTACAAAAGATGAGTAATATTATAACAAGTAACCTTAGTAGTAAAATAAGTCGAAAGGGTGAAGTAAAAATAGGAGTTGTTATGAGCAACAAAAATGAGAGCGTAAATCTCCATAAACTAATCGATGGCACACACCGTGTCAAATTAATCTCTAATTTTTTAAATGGATATGAAGTAGATATGAATCTACGTATTTATAGCACCTTATTCGAAAAGGGTATTATAGATCCGTCCCCAACATATCAAAGACCGTATCATTATAATGATAATTCTGATGAATATTGGGGAAGTTCATGGCAACAAAATATCATATCAGATATAGTGAGTGGTTCTAAGATACCTTCTATTTCTTTGAGAGAAATAAATGAATCGATTCCACTCAAACTAGATAAAGAATCACTATTAATGCTGATACAAGAAATTATTGATGGTGGTCATAGAACTAGAACGATATGTAACTTCTTGAGTGGTTTATTGAAAACGGCTAGGGGTTTGAAATATCCTCTTAACGGCACAGTTTATAGAATTGGTGATATGACATTTCCTGAATTTGATATGAAAGTTCAGAATGATATTCTAAATAATCGGTTTCTAAGATTTGATGTTTATCAGAAATTAGATGATGATGGAGCAGGTGAAAAGTTTAGAATACTAAATGATTTACATGATATGACTGCTCAAGAAAAACGTAATTCTAGACGTACTCAGATATCAAAATCAACTAGACATTTAGCTGATATGAGTGTAACTGATTTTAGTATATTTTCTAAAAACAAAGATGCTATGAAGTTTAAGTATATCAAATTACCTTATACTGGTAGAGTTACCGATGAATTAGTCGCAGCCGTGTCTTATACATTGAATGAAAATACTGTTAGGGATAATATATCCGATACAGAGTCTTTCAAAACATTGTGGCCGAGTAAATTAGAATTGGACAATGTCTATAAGGAGGATGATAAAGAAAAAGATGTAAATTCAACATCACCCTATGTATTAAATTCCAAACTATTGACTAGAGTTGATAATATATTTAATGTAATTGATGATATCATTACTCTCAATTACCATCAAAAGAACTTTACGACTAAAGTATGGACGAAGAACTCATTATTCAAACTAGCATTATTATTAGATGATTGGATTGAAGTTTATGGTTTAGAGTCTATTAAGAGAATGGATACTAGAAAGTTTTACAAGAAGTTGATGGCATTACTAAATAATCCTCGACATGCTAAATTTGAATCATATAACAGATGGAAAATAGATAATGGAAAACTCAAATCTATTTATAAAAAGCAACAAGATAGAGTTACAGAAGGTACTATAGTGACTGTTTGGAATACAGGTAATCGTATTGATGATTATGAGTATATTAAGTTGAGTATAGAGTTAAATTGGAATCCATCCGAGTGGGGTATATTCAAGTTAGATAAACGTAGATTCTTTACCGAGGCGCAAAAACAAGAAATTTTTGACAGAGATAATCATACTTGTGTTGAATGTGGTTCAACAGAGAACTTACATGCTGACCATATTATTCCTTGGACTAAAGGAGGGCCTACAGAAGTATCAAATGGTCAAACACTATGTAACTTGTGTAATTGGGATAAATCAGATTCTATAGATTTGGATAGTTTACAAAGTTTATCTGAATTAGAACTGGATGAGTTATTCAAAAATGATAGAATATCTCGTAAAGAGTTTCTTGAGGCAGTTAAATAATGTTAGTAACAATAATATACAATACAGATTTTGGAGAACAAGCTGCAAATCTAAAAGGAGATATTCTACAAGAGTGGCCAGATTGTAACGTAAATAAAATGGGTGTCAACGATTCTTTAGTTGGTGCTAGATATCAAGTACAATTGGATGGTAGTGTCGTTTATAGAGGACAAGTACCAACTGATAGTACAACAATAATAAATTCCATAAAGGAGAGGTTATAATGAAAGAACTTACAGTTCAACAAATAGAACACAACTGGAAGAAGTTAAGAGACATCATACAAAATACTTTTGATGATGACCGTTTGATTAACTTAAATAAAATGTATGATTACTTTGAAGACAGAATGTGCATGGCACCTGCAAGTGGTAAGGAACATTATCATTACGCACACGTTGGTGGTTATGTAGAACACGTTCTTCACATTATAGATTATGCACAACAGATAAAACACACTTGGGAAAAGAATGGTGCTACCATTAATTTCACAGATGAAGAACTTATCTTTGCTGCTCTTCATCATGACTTAGGTAAAGTTGGTGATTTAAAACATGACTATTATATACCACAAGATTCTGATTGGCATAGAAAAAATCAAGGTTCTATATTCAAACATAATCCTGAGATTGAGTATATGACAGTTACTGATAGAGCTCTATGGTTACTACAACACTTTGGTGTGAGTATGACTCAGAATGAGTTCATTGGTCTTAGATTAACTGATGGTTTGTATGAAGAGGCAAATAAGAGTTATTATGTTGGTTACACACCTGAGAGGTCTTTAAGGACTAACATTGCTTACATTTTACATCAGGCTGATATGTTAGCTACTCATGTTGAATATGATGAATGGAAACGTGGTGAGTTAGAAGAGGAACAAAAAGTCGAAAAAAGTGTTGAAAAGATTAAAGGTGCAGTTACTACAAATGAGGTATCAGAACAATTATCAGAAAAATCAAAAGATTTATTTGATGAGTTATTTGGAGAAGCATCATGATTGTAGAAGTTATTCTAGGAGCTGTAATTCTTACTGAGGGTTATGTAATTTGGAATCTAATGAGAAAAACTGAATTACTAGAAACTTGGGTAGAAGAATTTACACAACTTATAGATACAGTAAACAATGAATTAAAAGTAATAGATGCCAGAGGAAGTTTTAAATCAGATGATGAGACTGGCACAATATTTGAACAAATACAACAAACCGTAAACAAACTAACCATAATGAGGGGGGACGATGTTGATGACCAGTAAATCTAGTAAACCAAAACCAAAATTTAAAAAGAAACGAAAGAAAAAAAGTAAAATTTATTTTGGGACACCAGTACAAAATGCAATTATTAGATATAATAATCATGACAGTCCAGTTATTAAAAATAGAATTTACAAAGAACATATTCAGTTTGCTTTTAATAAATTAGCTGAAAATTTAATTCATACTTTTAAATTTTATTATTTTGATTACCCACTTGAAGAAGTAAAACATGAGGTTGTAGCTTTTCTAGTTATGCAAATGCCAAAGTATAACTCAGAAAAGGGTAGAGCCTTTTCTTACTTTTCTGTAGTTGGTAAAAATTGGTTAATACTTCATAATAATAACAATTATAAAAAGATGAAGATACATGACCAATTAACTGTGTTAGATTATAAAAGAAATGTAACAGGAGAAAATTCTGCATCTGATGCGGATGACTTTAATATTGAGTTTGTTGACCAAATGTTAGAGTATTGGGATAACAATATTACAAATATCTTTCGTAGACAAAAAGATATACTTGTTGCAGATTCTGTTTTAGAATTATTTCGTAAAAGAAAAAACATTGAAAACTTTAATAAGAAAGCTCTCTACATTATGATTCGTGAAATGACAGGTTCTAATACTCAACATATTACACGAGTAATAAATCAGATGAAAAATTATTATCGTAATATGTTAGAAGAATTTCAACAAGGTGGAAAAATAGATACGGCAAACACTGGTTCTATATTTTAATATGGGGCTGTAGCTCAGTTGGGAGAGCACTTGGTTTGCATCCAAGAGGTCGCAGGTTCGACTCCTGTCAGCTCCACCAACAAAAAAAGGGGAGTAAACTCCCCTTTTTTCTTGCCTGATAGTGTAGGACTATCAAACTATTTCGTACCTACTTACGAAATAAACCCACCAGCACCAATAAGGCGACAAGTCCAGCGAAACCCGACTCGCCGAACTTATTAATGATGGATGTGAGGTTACCAATAACATTGACACCAAAGATACCAGTTCCAAATATTACTTCAGAAACGGCACCTACGGCTACAAAGGAAACTAATAAATGAACAATGTCATCTATATATCCCTTTACCATTGTTATTACTTCCTTCATGGTTATCTCCCGTTAGTTAGAAAAAAAGGGTTAAAAAAAACCCTCGTATATAACTATAAACTCATTAAATAATAAATTTGAGTATATATTTATATATTGTGTTTTTTTCACATCACTATATTTATTAGTATATAAAAACATTTAGGTGAATCATGAGTATAGATTACGAAATATTTGAAGGTAAATCACTATCATCTCTTTTCGAAGACATTTATAAAAACACAGAATATAACAGAAAACAACTTGATATCTTAACAAAAGAACTTGTTCAGTTTATTAAGGATGGTGATACTGCAGTGCAAATAGTTCCAATGATAAAAGAGTATCTTGAAATAAATGTTAAGAACGATGACCAACTTGTCAAGATGGCTGGTATTGTTCAGAGACTTATTTCTGCTGAAGGTAAGGCTGGTTCTGAAGATGAGTTTGGATTATCTGATACAGAAAAAGAACAATTACTTTCTGGTATAGAGGACACCATAAAAGACATACAAACAGAATCAGATAAGATACATTCTAAAATAGAAAATTCTGATAGGATAAATTAATGGCTTATAGAAAAAAAAGGAATATCGACCAAACAACGTCTATACCTTTAAGTCGTTTAGTAAAACCGCTGGAGATTAGTAATTATATAAAAAGATTAATCACTGCTTCTCAATATGATTTTTATCAAACAGAAGCTTTGGAAGTACAGAGTGTTACTTTAAACGAAGTAAACAATCGTGGTTCAATATCAGGTACTTTTTTAAATAGCGGTAATTTTTTAGAGAACGTAAAACCTTTATTTGGAAATCTAACAACTATACCTGTGATTGGAGAACACGTAACAGTTTCAGAATTTAATGGTCAATTTTTTTATTCTACAATTATAAACAGAAAAGGTTCTCAAAACGAAAATTCTATACCTGGTGCATCTGGTACATATACAGAAAATACAAAGTATGGAAAAACTTTTGAAAGAAAAAAAGTAAAACCAATCGAAATTGGTGAAGGTGATATATTATTTGAAGGTAGATTTGGTCAGACATTACATTTAGATGGTCATGACAATACACCAAAAATAAAAATATCTACTCACGTTGATGAGTCAGATGGAGATTTTAGAAAAGAAAAAATTGATGGTGATGATTCTTCCATATATTTATTATCACGAGGAATGAGAGATAAATTTGATGGTAACACGGTTGTAGGAAAAAAAGTGTTAATTCAATCTGATGGTATATTTATAAAGGGAAGAGAAGAGGTAAAAATTAACGCACCTAATTTAAGTGTGATTAAAGATGAAGTAAAGTTAGGAAGTAAAGATGCTAAACAACCAGTAGTATTAGGAAATGACTTGAAAGAATTTTTAACAGATTTTGTAACAGAGTTATTAACTTTAGCACCAGCTATAGGTGGTAGTGGCACTAACGCTGGAGCAGCTACTGCTGGTACACAATTAACCACGAAAATGACAGATTTATTAAAAAAATTAAACACACCAAAAAAAATGTTAAGTAACAAAGTAAAAACGATATAGGAGTTATCATGACTAAAAAACAGTTAGTTAAAATAATACAAGAAGTTGTTCGTAGAGAAATAAAAAAAGAAATAAATGAGATATTTATAAGAGAACAAAAAACTTCAGAACCTCAATTAGCTGATGTTATATCACAAGTTTCAGAACCAAAGAAAAAAGTAAAATACACAAATAATAAATCTTTAAATGATGTTCTGAATGAAACTGTTGGTTTGAGTAAAAAATCAAATGAGTTTGATGAGTATCCAACATTGGGTGGTGGAACTTTTGATAAATCAAGAATGAGTGAATTGATGGGATATGGACAAACAGAAGAAGGTAAACGTGATATGAATGCAGTTGAAACTTTACAAAAAGCTGGTAAATCTGTTAATGATGTTCCAGAGCATGTAACAAATGCATTAACAAGAGATTACAGTAAGTTAATGAAAGCTTTAGATAAGAAGAAACAAGGAGGACTTGGATAATGCCAAGAAGTGCTAGAGAAATAGATTTAGATCCTAGAACTTATGTAGGTTTATCTTTTCCATTGAGGGCAGATAATAATAATAATTTTGCTATGACTAAAAATTCAATTCAACAATCTAAACACAACCTTAGAAATTTATTATTAACTTATCCTGGTGAAAGAGCTGGTAATCCAGAATTTGGATGTAGATTACGAGAAATTTGTTTTGAACAACATAATGAAAATTTACCATCAAAAATGCAAGATGTAATTGTTGAAGCTGTAAATAAATTTTTACCATATATTAACATAAATGATATTGAAACATTAACTGAAGCAAATCAAGAAGAAAAAATATTTGTTAGTATAAAATTTTCAACAACATTAGATCCACAAATTAATCAAGCTCTAACACTTGACGTAACTGAAGCGACTGAAGTTGATAACACAGGCTCTACTGGTGGTAGTAGACCATCTGGAGGATATTAATGGCACGCACAAGTATACAAAAAGACACAGTTAAATCTATAAATTATTTAAATAAAGATTTTGGTGATTTTAAATCAAATCTTATAGAATTTGCAAAACAATATTTTCCAAATACATATAATGATTTTAATGAAGCATCACCAGGTATGTTATTTGTAGAAATGGCAGCTTATGTTGGTGATGTTCTTTCTTATTATATAGATTCACAATTTAGAGAATCACTTTTAGCATATGCTGAAGAAAAGAAAAATGTATACAATATTGCACAATCTTTTGGATACAGACCAAAAACGACTTCTGCATCTGAAGTTATTTTAGACGTATTTCAAACTGTTCCTGCTTTAAATAATCTACCTGATTATAGATATGCTTTAACAATTGACGAGGGAACTCAAATAAATGCCAGTTCTAATGGAACATTATTTAGAACAGTAGAAGATGTTAATTTTAAATTTTCTAGTTCTTATGATCCTAGAACTGTAACTATGTTTGAAACAGATAGTGGTGAGCCAACAAAATTTTTATTAAAGAAAAT